AAGTTGCTTGTAAATACATACGGTAGATTAAATCACCATTACGTTGGATTGTACATGTGACTTTTTTACCAAAGTTTGGTGCACCGTTGAATGGATTTTCAATTGATTCCATTGCAAAGTTTGTATGACGACGATATACAACTTTGAAGACAAAGTTTTACCCCTCCTTTCGGAGTATTTTTATACTAGCTCTTTACTCGTCTTATAAAGAGATCATCATATGGGATTGGACTATAACTTAGACCTCTACAGAATTATTTATCTGTAGTGACCCATCACCATTTAGTCTCTGAACTGCATCCATAGTGATAATACTCACTTTAGGACTTGGCTGCGGATTGTCCATTTCAAGCGATGATGCTTTTATCTTTGGCGTTTTTACTATTTTCAGGTTCTGTTCCTGACCAGTGCTACCTTTCGGTTCACCTTAGTATCCAAAGCTTTAGGAGATTCCCGCAATTTGATGATGTCGCAGCTATAAATAGCCACTAGTGGCTGTGGATAATTATGACGGATCCACTAACTGACTTATCGGGACGCTTATTCCGTTATTTGCGTCCCCAGACCACTTTTCAACCCCCTTCATTTATAATGTTGAGGTAATTTGTGGGTTACCTGTTAAGTAAACATCTTGTGCGCCGTATGCTACGAGTTGCATTAAACCACCACCTGTCATCTCTGTCTATACCCCTATGCGAGAAAAAAATTTTGCCAAAGTTTTAAAACGCGTAACATCGGGAAATGATTTTTTTGTTGAACGAGCGCAGAAAGCCTGTAAATATACACTTAAACATAACCGCTTAACAACGCAATAGGACATGTCGGGAAGAGAGGAGGGATTCTTCAAAATACGACCGACCAAAAGAAGCAATCCTGAAGAACGTACAACTTTAGATGTCATGCATCAATACCAACTTAAAAAGATTTCTGAAGAAAAAGAGGAAGTACAATTTATTGAAGAAGACATTACCACTTTAAAAAATCAAATAGATACAACACATGACGATCTTGTGCGTGGACAATTAGAAAATCAATTATCTCGCTTATCTGAAGAATTAGAAGTGAAAAATAAAGATGACCGTATTTATGATTATCTTTTAAAAACAGGGGATCTTCTATTTGATTATTATGATATTCAAGACAAGATTTCACAAGGAGCGATAGGTGCAATTACTCAAAAATCCAAAAGAAAACCTGGAGATGTTTTGAGTGCGCTTGAAACCGCTGCTGCTACAGAAGAAGATCACGTATTACTAGAACCAGAACCAAAGGAAAAATGTAAAGGCAAATGTAAAGGAAAGGATAAGTCTTTGAGTCGTGATGTACTTTTAGAACAATATCTTTTAAAAATAAATCCAGAATATGTCAAAAAGATAAATGAAATTGATGATATGAGTGGGGAATGTTTAGAATGTGGTGCCGATATGATGTTCAGTCAAACAGATGCTATGCTTTATTGCCCTGATTGTGGTGCAACTGAATTCATTCTTATAGATAGTGATCGCCCATCCTATAAAGATCCTCCTCGTGAAAGCAGTTACTATGCCTACAAACGTATAAACCACTTCAATGAACTTTTAGCACAATTTCAAGCCAAAGGTAGTACAGAAATTCCTCAGGATATTTTTGATCAAATTATCACGGAATTGAAAAAACAGCGTATTACAGATTTCAAGAATTTGAAACATAAACAAATGCGTGAAGTCTTACGAAAATTAAAACTAAATCGTCAATACGATCATATTCCTTTTATTATTAGTCGTTTGAATGGTTCTATTGCTCCAGTCATGAGCCGTGAAACCGAAGAAAAACTCAGACATATGTTTAAAGAAATTCAGCCAAGTTTTCAGAAACATTGTCCAAAAAACCGCCGCAATTTTTTATCATATTCTTATGTTTTATACAAATTTTGTGAACTTTTGGAACTTGATGAATTTTTAGGAAGTTTTCCTTTACTCAAAAATCGTGATAAGCTCTATCAACAAAGTAAAGTTTGGGAACAAATTTGTAAAGAAATGGGTTGGCAATACATACCAGGAATTTGAGGACCGAACAAAAGTTTTCTTTCTAAATCTGACCATCTTTTTCCGTGTCCTGTAACACTCGTTTTAAAAGTGCAAGATGTTGGTATTTCATAGACAAGTCCAAATTTGTTTTTGTAATAGTCGCACAAGGACTCGTAACGTTTTTCAGATGTCCATTCAGAGTTTTTAGCTGTAAAAGATCTTGGATCGGAACCCAAAAGAGGTTCACAGAATAAAATATACGGTTTTTGAATTTTATCCAGAGCCAATTTTAATTGTTTTGTAGCAAATCCTGGTGATGCCTTAGGGCATGTGTAAAAATTAGATAGGTAAATCCAGTCATATTTAGAATAATCACGGAGAACTGTACAAGAATTTTTTGATAAATGCTCGGAAACATTTTGAAAGGTGACGCGTTTGAGCGAAAAAGTGACTAAAGTATTCAACTCTGATACTGGTACTTTATAGAATTATTTTTTAAACTATTAATTTTATTTATAAAATATAACCTAAAATTAATAGAGCATTTTTACAAGTGTTTAATATTTTAAAACCCATTATAGGATTTTAGTTGCTTAACGACGCATTGGAAAGCCTACAAGGTTAGCTCCTAACCCGAATCCAGCCCCTTGTCTAGCAGTGATACCAACAGATGGTGCTAAAACATCTAATAAAGCAAATACAGCTGCTGCAGTGAGAGCAAGAGCACCTACTTCATTTAATGCTAAAGGTTTTTTAGGAATGTAGATTGCTGCGATAGCAATTGCGAGACCTTCTAAGATATATTTTAACGCACGGTTAACAAATTCACCTAAACCAACGTCCATTTCTTCTATACTTGGGTGAGGGAAAATTATTTTGCCAAAAAGGTCGGGTTGGTTGTGCGTAAAGAAGCCTAAACCGATAGAAGTAATATCCAGAAGAAAGAAATGTCGGGTTCCAAAGAAGTTCGTGAAGACTTTTTAGATGAAGATAATGAAATCCCGGGACAACGTTACACCCTCTTAAGTTTTTTAAGTCCGGAAAAGGTTCTTGAAAGAAAAGATATGTATTTCATTGAACAATTCTTAAAAAACTATGAAATCACATGGAAAACTAAAAACTTAGAAAAATTCTTAGCAAAACAAGTCATGGACTTTAATGCAAAGATTGATGCCGAAGTAACTCGTTTAGAAACAGCAGAATTAAAAGAAGCTTCAGAAATTTGTCGTCAATCACGTATTCCTGTAGATATTGTTCTTGGTGAATATCAAAAATTCATCAAAGAAAATGCAAAAGAAATAACCACAACAACTATAAAAGATGCATATGATGATTATCTTTTTGCAAATGAAAAGAAATTAGAAGAAGAATTTTTCAAAAAAAACAATTTCCAAACAACAATGCGTGGCTTAAAAGTACGTGGATCTTATAGCACACAAGAAGAAGCAGCAGCAAGAGCCAAAAAACTCCAACGTAACGATCCAATTCATAATATATATGTTGCAGAAGTCGGAAAATGGCTTGCATGGGATCCAAATCCAAACAATGTCAAAGATCAAGAATATCAAGAAGACGAATTAAATTCTTTAATGAAAGCCTATAAAGAAAACGAAGAAGCTCGTGAACAATTCTATAATAAAAATCCAGATGCTAAAACTGCATCTAAAAAAGGTGGTGTTCGTGGTGAAAAAGAAATTATGAGTATAGTTGGTCCAAGTGATGAAAAATCAAATGCAGCAGGTGAACACTCAAGTCTTTTTGATGGTCCAGCTGATCTTGCATTAGAACGTAAAATAGAACGTGAAGCAAAAAAGGATGAATAAATTTTAATCAAATAAATAAAAAAAATATTTTATAATAATTTTTGTAAAAATTCTTATAAATCTTAATACGTTATTATGTTAAATTTAATAACCACCAGCTTTAACGTCACTCATGCTGTATTTTGGTGAAATTGGAACACATGTAGATTGTTCACAGAAATAGCCTTCTGGACAAGGTTTTAATCCTTGTTTACAAGACATATCTTCAAAGCCACTGACTTGGTAAACCATGTCACGGACTATTGGTGCAAAGATCAAAACAGCTAAAAAGAATACAAAAAGACCAGTGAGTCCCATTCCAATGCTTGCTTGTGCCATCTTTCTATTATAGTATCTATGGTAAAACCGGGAGACCAGTAGATTCAGGAAGTTTAGGTGGATTTGTTCCAACGCACCAACCATTCATACAAGCTGTACCAAATGGACAAGGAGGTTGATCAACCCCACATTGTTGTGCATTAGGATCACCTATAAATCCTTCGTTACGTATATTCAAAAAAGAAAGTAATAAAGCTATGACAAAAATAAAAAGAGTACAACTTAATACACCAAACATTTCTCTAATAGGACTTGCGAACAACAATTGGAGGACCTCTTAATCTTGTATTATTACTTGGATCATACATATTAACATCTTCTTCATCTTTATCACGATAATGATTGGCATTATGTTCCCAAAACTCGGGAGCACCTATACGAAAATCTCCTCTTATTTCAGCCTTGTACCAAAAAATGGCATCTTCCAATTTATTAGATCTTGTATTGTTATTTATAACAAGGCATTCAAAATTTTCTGTACATTGGTCCATAATTTGACAGAAAAATTCAAAATTTGGAAAAGCTGCTCCAAAATTCTGAAAGATTCTTTGACGATTTGTGATATATGGTTCACGTAAAATAAAAACATAGTCAACATTTGTTCTTAAAACTGGTGGAATACCAAGAGGATATTGCATTGTAATTAAAAAGAATATTTTCTGGTGACGACCATTTAAGAAAACATAACGAATATTTTTGTCATGAATCCAACTATCATCGTATAAGCAATCATCTAAGATTAAAAAGGATCTTGGATCTAGCTTGGATTTTGGTGCGAGTTGTCCTGGAGCACGTGGGGCATTTTCTTGTTGTTGGATTTTGCTTGTGATCATTTTTTGACGTTTTACGAAATTGGACAAAATGGCCGCATTGTATTCCCCATGAATAAAAATAGGTGGAATAATTTTACCGTAGAAGGAGTTTGATTCTTCTGTACCACTTATAACAGTACCCATTGGAATATTTTGGTGATGATATAATAAATCTTTTACAAGAGTTGATTTACCAGTACGACGACGACCAATAAAAACACAAACTGCATCTTGTGGAATCATTTTCATATCAAATTT